GAGACTTTCTCATTCAAAACTGCAGGTAGATATTTCTTAAATGCAGATTTTAAATTAGTTGTTTTTACTGTTTCAAGTAAATCAACCATAACATCACGCTTTTCTTTGCCTAGAGGCGCTAAAAGACCTTCCATGACCTCTTTACGGTCCATTCTGTCTTCTAGTACTTTCTTTGCAGTTTCGGCGCTTGTAATGGCTTCTTCTTTTGCAGTAATAGTTTCTTCCAACTTCGCAATCTTAGTAGCCGATTCTTCTAATTTCTTAGTAATCTTAGCAACTTCAGTTCCTTCACTTAATTGTGAAGTCATGAACTCGCCTGCGAATGTTTCAAAAATTTTACGACCAAATTCGTTTTCTTTAGCCGCTTGAATGTCTTCTTTAAGAACACTCAATTCAGAACGTAAAGCCTTATCAATAGTATTTTCTACTAATTCTGCTGAACGTTTGATAAATGAATTCTTAGTTTTAGTAAGAATCTCTTTACCTTCTGCTACCATGCGTACTTTAGTTTCCACTAAATCACGTTTGTCGTCATGGAATTCTGCTAGTTCACGTGACAATTGTTTAACAACGAATTCTTTAGTTCTATCTAAGTGTTCGTTAACTTTTGCACGGTCGGCTCTCAGTTCCTTAACTTCATTTGCTAGTTGAGAAGTAATGAATTTTTCAAGGAGTTTTGCATGTTCAGAAATTGCTTTCTTATATGCAACACGCTCTGCGATTAGGGCTTCACGGTCAGTTTTAAACTCGTCCATTTCAGTTTTAATTGCAGATGAAAGCATGTTGTCCATTGCTTCTACAATAACTGATTTGTCGTGTTCAAACTTCTGTGCGAACTCTTCACGCAACTCGGCTGTTATCTCCTCTCTTGCTTCATTTATTTGTGCTTCCCAAGCCTCTGATATTTGAGTTGAAACTTCTTCACTCAAAACATCTGACTCAAGTAGCCCAGCAAGGATTTCATTTTTTGCCATTGTTACTTCTCCTTCTCTTATTAAAGTTTAAGTTCTCTAATGAACTTAACTATTTCTTTAGACAAGTACTGTTGTGCAGACTTGTCGTTTTGAACATTTTGTGCTAGTTTCCAAGTATCGTAACCGCCATTCATGTTCATTAATCCTTCGTATATTGCTTTTGGATATGCGTCCGGGGCACTTGGCTGTGCCACAATATCGACTGTAATAATTTCATAATTGCTCACGTTACCAGCGTGGTCAACTTCACCAGAACCACGAGACGAGACACCTAAAGTGGCACCTGATTCGATTAATGTTCTGATAATGTTACCCATTGGCGTAGGAACAATCTTTAGTTTACCAAAGCCGTTAGGACCATCCATCCACATATTTTCAATTATGTGTGAAACACGGTCAACGTTGACTGTCAATTCAGGTGGGTGGTCACACTCGCCTAGAACTGGAAATCCTTCCTTGATTTTCGCTTGGACTGATTCCACTGCTCTTTTGATTTCTTTCACCGGGTATACTCGTTGGTTAGCATTCTTAACGTCACCTTGGACAAAAATGCCTTCCATGAACATACTCTTACTACCATCATCGCTTTCAACAATACGTGATTGTACATTTGCTTGATTATGTGATAATCTTTCAATAAGAACTGTCATTGGTTTCTCCTAAAAAGAATTGTTACTTAGGCTTTGCTTGGTGCTGGCGCTTTTTTATTGCCAGGTACATTAACATTGCCCGTTTTCATGTCTTCTGCTTTTGCTGAACCGCCAGATGTGTTACCATCTACTTGTCCAACTGGTCCTGCGTCACTTTCGTCCGCACCACCGTCTTTTGCAACTGGTGAATCTTTATCACCGTCTGCGCCAGGCTTAGCAGTCGCTGGAATAGAATATTCTTCCAACTTTTCTTCTGATTCTTCATCTAAATCTTCAGTTGACGCTTCTTCTACTGGCTCTTCTTCAGTTTCATCTGCTTCTTCAACAACTTCTTCAACTGTCTCATCTGCTTCTGCTACTGCTTCTTCCATTTCTGGCTCTTCGATATCTAAATCAATTTCGCCTTCCATGTCGCCTTCTTCGCCTTCTTCTGATTCTGCATCATCTTCGCCAGCCATAATTTTTTCAAATTCTGCTTCTAGGTCTGATAGTGCTGATTCTAGGTCTTCAACTCTGTCTTCGATTTCTTCTTCAGGTGCTTCATCACTCATTTCTAAGTCTTCTTCAGCCTCTTCATCAGATACGTCTTCGTCATCAAAGATTTCTTCTTTTTCAATTTCGTCAGAATCTTCTTGGACATCGTCCTCTAAAGTTTCGACTTCTTCTGTTTCTTCAATTTCCTCAAGTTCTTCTTCTACAACATTGTCGCTTTCGTTTAAAGAATCCTCGTGGATTTGTCGTGCTTGTTCAACAACAAAGTCATGTAAAAGCGATTCCGCTTTTGCTGTCTCTTCGTTGATTAACAATTCTAGCACTTGTTCTAGTGTACTTCTTGACATTATAAGTCTCCTTAATAATATTTTCTTCATAGCCACTACAATTGCGGCAGGGTTATAGAAACGAACAAACTAATGCTACATAAAATAGCAATAGTGGGTTTCATACACAAGTATTTATGGGGTTTATATAGGTATATTGATGAAATGCTCGGAAATGAGCATTTTTTTCGGTTTTCTCACCGAACTTAAGATATTTAGTAAGTTTTGATATTATTTAAAACTATACTTAATAATGAAATTTCGCAGTATTATAAGTCTAATTCGCCTGCACCACCCGATGCTGGCGCATCGTCTGAGACGCCATATTGCTTCTTGACTTGCTCATCTTCTGACGCTTTCTGAAACTTTCTGTATTCTCTTATCTTTCTTAGTTTAGAAAGATGGTCAAGAGTCAACCGAATTTTGCGAGTATCTTCTAAATCGATAGCCGTAAATTCGTCATCTTCAGGATTATAATTTTCATTTATTTCTACGTATTTCATAATAGTATTTATGCATCCTCGTCTGTTTCTGCTTCTGCATTCTCATCACCAGAAATTACTGAGCCTTCAGCATCTTCGTCTTCTAAGTCATCGAAGTCTTCACCACCGCCATCAAAGTCGCCACCTGCTGGTCCTGGAGATGCTCCAACCCCTTTAAGTCCGTCTTCACTTCCTTTAAGTGGGTCGTCAACATTGCGTTCTTCTTTCCACAACATTTCATTTTCTAAGATTTCTTCTTCAGATAGTCCTAAGAAACGCTTCATTGCAAAACGTTTACTGATATAGTCTGCGGCTTCTACGCTCGTGAATACGTTCATTGCGACTTGGTCTACTTCTGCTTGGCGATACTTACCAAAGTTTTGAACAACATTAAACGATAAGTCGAAAGAACTGCTTTCAATCAAAACACCACGATGTTTTAAAAACATCTTAAATTCTTTATCTAATTCTTCAATGATAAGTTGTTGTAATCTTTCACAATATTTTGTAAATCTAAACTCTTGTATCATTGCAGTACCAGTTCTGCCGTCATTGAACGCAGAACCATTTGCATCCATGCCACCCAAGTAACTTGGTGGGACACGCAAACCTCTTAATAGTTTATCGTTAAAGAACTTCAAGTCATCAATCTGACCTAGATTCTCACCACCTGGCAGTGTTTCAACTTTAGAACCACGGCCTTCGGCTGTTTGAGCAAAGAAGTAATCTTCCATAATAGATAGTGGATTGTATGCACTATCAACAACGTTAGCACCACCACCAGTTTTAGATGGGATTCTACGTTGATGGATTTCATTCTTAATACGTTCTAAGTGTTGACGTGCTTTATGTGTTGGCATATCACCAACATCAATATAGAATACTCTACGCTCTGGCGCACGTTGTACACGATAGATAATAATAGAGTCTTCTAGTAATTCTTTTTGTTTGTATACTTTAAATACAGGCTCAAGCATACTTGTGCCGAAAGGCCAGTATTGGTCAATACCTTCACTTAGTGATACATGAATAACGTGTTTGGCATCAATTGCTGTTGTAGTAACATCGTGTGCAAAACGAGAACCTTCTGGCGCACCAGAAGAATAACTTTGTTGCATACCAGCAGTAGAGTTAGGAATACCCATCTTTTGGTTGCCTGTCTGTGATAATTTAACTGTGTCTGCTGTGATGTTAAGACTTTGCATATTGATGTCTAAATCTTTAATATAATATGCTTCAATCTTTTTACCTTTGCCTTCATTTACGACAACTTTTTCAACTTTTGATGGATTTACCCAATATAGTTTATATGTTTCTGGGTCTCTTACGAATAATTGGTCACCATATTTAACTGTATTTCTAAAAATTCTAAAAATACGTTGATTCATTTTGTTCATCGAACACCACTGACGTAGTGATTTTTGAAGAACTTCGTTCTCAGTAAACGATGGGTCTTCATTGTATTGAATGTTAAATGGTAGTTTAGTAGTTTCACTAAACAATGTAGAAAACTCAGCAATAGTGTCTAACGCCGCATTAACTTCGGAATCCATGTCCATTTGGTCATATTGACCATATCTTTGGGCTCTATTGGGTTGTCCCATATAGACTTCTGGTAGCCAACTGCTATATTTTGAACTGGATGCATTGTTTGATGCAGGTCCAGATTCTA